GTATTGACCCATATGATCACGATCAATCAGGTACTAATTCATTAGGTTCTTGTTTTATATATAAACGTTTTCAAGACTTTGAATCATATTCAGATATCATTGTAGCAGAATATACAGGTAGGCCAAAAACTGCTGAAGAGTTTTATGAAAATGTTCGTAAGTTACTTATTTACTACAATGCAAAAGCAATGGTAGAAAACCAAAACACTGGTTTATTTACTTATTTCAATAACAAACATTGTAGCCATTTACTTGCTGATCAACCAGACATCATTAAAGATATTGTTAATAATTCTACAGTAAATAGACGAAAAGGATGTCATATGAATAGAGAGATCAAACTTTGGGGAGAAGGTAAGATCAAAGAATGGCTGGAAGAACTTAGAGATCAAAAGCAATTAGGTTTAAATACTGTACTATCTGAACCATTCCTTGAAGAACTTATTCAATATAATGACAAAGGAAACTTTGATAGGGTTATGGCATTTATGCAGGTAATGGTCTATAGAGAACAATTGTATAATATACAAGTAAAGAAGAAAGAGGATGTTGAAAAGAAAATGAGATTGTTTGATAAACCGTTGTTTAAAAATACAGATGATTCATTTACATTCACGCCTTTAAATAATAACACAACCACATTTATGTTTACTAATTAATATGGAAAGAACAGTCAACTCATTTCCTATCCAAAGACTACCACTCAGTAAAAAAACCGAAGAATGGCGAAAAGACTGCGTGGATTACATTATTGGAATATCTGGCATAGCTTCGTCCGAAAGTATACCTGATGAAGAAGAAATGCAAAGCTATTATGATTTATATAATAGTATATACAATGAAAAAGACCTAAAGTATGTTACAAATCCTTTCAATCAAGATGATGGCTTTCCAGCAATGGCACAGGATTATAATATCATACGTCCAAAAGTAGATCTATTATTAGGTGAAGAAACAAAACGTCCATTTAACTTTAGAGTGTGCCGTACTAGTGATATTGCTAGTAGTGAAGTACAAGACAAAGCTAAACAGATGCTGTTGAATTATATGCAAGCTGCTATGCTTGCTAAATTAAGCCCAGAAGATCAAGCTAGATTTCAAGAAGGATTACAAACAGGCGAAATTCAAACACCAGAACAAATACAGAAGTATTTAACAAAGGATTACAAAGATGCAGCAGAAACAACAGCATATCAAAGCTTATTATTCTTACTTAAGAAAGAAAACATTTCTCATGAATTTATGAAAGGCTTTAAAGATGCACTTGTTGCAGGACTTGAAGAGTATTACATAGGAATTAGAAATGGTGAACCAGTTATTAAAAGAATCAATCCTAAAGATTTTAAGTATCCTGCAGAAGAAGGTATTGAATTCATTCACGATGCATCTTGGTGTTGTTACAGATCATTAATGTCGTGGAGCCAGATATACGATCAGTTTTATGATAAACTAGATGAAAAGCAATTGAACGAATTGTTAGAAATAGTAGATCAAAAACCTACATCTGGATTTGGTCCAGACAAAAGTCCAGTAGATGATTTTGTTCATTATAATTTAAAATCATATAATAAATTACCAGACCATAATCCTTATGGAGATCCAGATAACATTGTAGTTTATCATGTATGCTGGAAATCACTTAAAAAGATAGGGTTTGTTACAATAATAGATCCTGAGACAGGTATGCCAGATGAAATACAGGTAGATGAATATTATAAACCTACTGGTGAAGAAATCAATGTTGAATGGAAATGGATTATTGAAGCATGGGAAGGATACAGAGCAGGCGATGATCTTTACTTTGGTATGCAACCATTAGAGTACCAATTCCGTAGAGGAGACAATTTAAATAGTGCTAAATTACCATACACTGGTGCAGCTTATAGTAATACAAATACTAAAGCCAAGTCATTAGTTGCTATTATGAAACCACTACAATACATGTATATCATACTTTGGTATCGTCTTGAAATGGCAATAGCTAGAGACAAAGGAAAAATACCTGTAATAGATGTTACTCAAATACCTAAGAGTATGGGTATAGATGTAGATAAGTGGATGCATTACTTAGGGGCACTTGGTGTAGCATTTGTCAATCCGTACGAAGAAGGTTGGGACATTCCTGGTAGAGAGGGTGGTAAACCATCACCATACAATCAATGGACTTCTATTGATGCAAGTATGTCTAATACTATTAATACGTACATTCAATTACTTGCGAAGATTGAAGAAATGGTATCTGAATTGTCCGGAGTAACAAAGCAAAGACAAGGATCTATTTCTAGTAATGAGCTAGTGGGTAATGTAGAAAGATCTGTAGTTCAATCTGCTCATATTACTGAGCCATGGTTTTGGTTACATAATCAAATTAAAACACATGTATTATCAATGTTATTAGATAGTGCCAAGTTTGCATGGAAGGATGATAAAAAGTATTTAAATTATATATTTGATGAGGGTACTAGAACATTCTTGCAAATGGATGACAATTGGTCATATGAAGACTTTGATATTTTTGTAACTGACAGTACCAAAGAAAGTCAAGCCATTGAACAACTTAAGAGTCTTGTACAACCAGCTATGCAGAATGGTGCATCATTGTTAGATGCTGCTGAAATATTTACTAGCGACAATTTAAGTGTAATCAAATCCAAATTACGAGACATAGAAAACAACAGATTGGAGCAACAACAAGCAATGCAAGAACAAGAAAATCAACAACAGCAACAGCTTGTTGAAATGCAGAATCAAGTTAAGGAAGAGGAGCTTATGCTTAAAGAAGCTGAACTTGATCTTACTAAATATAAGATTGATCAAGATAATGCTACTAAGATTACTGTAGCTCAATTAAATGCATATAGAGGATCTGAAAATATGGATCAAGATATGAATGGTGTACCTGATGTAATTGAAATTGGTAATCAAGAAATAGCTAGACAAAAAGCTGTATCTGATGCTATGAGCAAACAAATGGATTTAGCAAACAAGGCTAGAGCTGAAGAAAATAAGAAAGAACTTGAAAAGCGTAAAATTGCTGCACAAGAGAAAGCTGATAAGTTAAAAGCTACAATTGAAAAAGAAAAGATAGCTCTTGAAAATAGAAAATTGCAAGAGGCTAAGAGATTGCAGAAGATGAAAGATGATGCGGCTTATAAGAGAGAACAATTAAAAGCAAAGACTGCTTTAAAAAATAAAGTAGTTGGTGAATCTAAATCTAAAAAATAGGAGGACTAATTATGGCGTGTAAGGGAGGCTCTAAAAAGGGCGGAAAAGGTAAACCGGGTAAGACAGGTAAGTAAATATTACTAGTATGAAATGGAAAGATCTATCTCTTAAAGAGAGAAAACAGATATATGATAGTGTCAGGGTGAATAACCCTGGTGCTACATATTTTGATATCAAGCAACAATTTGATTCTATTCCTGAGTATGAAGATGGAAAAGACAATTCTGTAGCTGCAGTATATAGTTTGCCTGAAGTAAATGTATACCCTCAGAATAGATTTGGTGATATAGCCAGATCACAAGGTTATGAAACTGCAAAGAATTGGCAAACTGTTAGAAATGCTACTACTGCTGGTATTAACGAATTTGTTAATGATCCTAGGACTCAATTTGTTTCAGCAGCTTTACCAATGCCTAGTGGCATTGAAGTTTTATCGGATGCAATAAATATTGTGAAATCTGTTCCTAAATCCAAACAATTATTTTATCACGGTAGTCCGGTAAGATTTGATAAATTTGATGCTCAATTTATAGGTAGTGCAGAGGGTGGTAGTAAAGCGATGAAAGGTATAAATTTGTGGCATAAATCGCCTAAAAATGCACCAAAGTTTGCAAATATTAAAAGTCCTGATGCTCCGATACATTTGGGTAGAAGTAGTAAACCATTAGGTGGAGAATTAAACCCTACGGTATATGATGTGGTGGGTACAGATTTAAATTTATATAAAACTGAATCAAACAGAGTAAAAGAATTATTACAATCCAATTTAGAAGCTTTAAAATATGATGGAATACAAACTCCTTCTCAAACAACGGTATTTCCTGGATCAGTTAATAAATTGAAAATTGTCAAAAAACAATCAATTCCAGATTTTATAAAAAGCCATCCAGAAGTAGACAAATGGACACAATGGACTACAAATGAGGAACTTAGAAATTTAGTAGAATCTAAAATTCCAGCCTATGAGGATGGTAAAGGTAAGACCATAAATAAAGCAGATTTACCACCAGAATATAGAACTGGTACTCCTGAATACTTTGAAAGACAAAGGAAAATATCAGGTGCAGTTAATACAGTTCAACCAGAAGCTTATATTACTCCAGCTGGTTATATTAAAGATGCTGTTAACTTTATTGAAGACTTAGGCAAAGGAGATTATGCTGGTGCAGCAATGGATGCAGTACTTAATTTGATTCCTTGGGGAGTTGGAAAAGGCATCAAAAAACTAAAGTCCAAAGTAGGAAGAATTATTGAGGGTACTGAAGTTGATGGGGTTAGTGTTCACAGTTTTGCTCCTACTCAAACCAAAAAGAAAACTAAAAAGAAAACGGAAGAAGATTATGATTCTGAATTTTCTGAAGTATTAAGAAAGGATAGAAATTCTAAGAAGTACCAACAAGAAATTTCTAGGACAATAGAACAAGCAATTTTTCCAGATGAAAGAACTCGTGAATTAGTAAAAAATGTAGACAAAACATATGGAACTAACTACAAACGAGCTTATTCTAATATTGCATATAAAGACATGACTAAAAGAGGTAGTTATGTCAAATGGGGTAATACGGACAAAGACGGTTATGGGCAAATAAATATAAAAAATATTAAAGATAACGTATTACCTACAGATATAAATGATTATAATATAGTATTAGATAATAATATTTATATGCCTGGAACTGCTAATCATGAGTTAGGACATGTGGCAGATGGTTTAGCAGGATCTAGAAAGATTCAGGATTTTGATAGTGGTAAAGAATATATTACAAACACTTATCTAAATTATTTAGCAAATTCTAACAATACATATAGTTCTGCGGAGTTAAGAAAAATGGGATTATTTGATGCTGCTGGAAGTAGATCATACTTATTAAATCCTACAGAAGCTAAAAGTCATATGTTAACTCTAAAGAGATCATTAAAAGATTCTGGTAAAATTACAAACTGGAGTACTCCTGTAGACGAAAATATGATTTTGGAATATATGAGAAATCCGACATCAAATAAAATGGTTAAGAATCAATATGATTTGTATAGAAATAAAAACGAGTATATTGATAGATTGAACAAACTAATTCCTATGGAAATTTTAATGCCATTAGGTGGTGCTGGATTTGTAGGTCATGAACTAAATAAAGAATAATCAATATGGAAAATTTATACCCAGTATACCCAATTCCTTCTTATAAAGACGGAGGTATACACATCAAGAAAAAGAATCGTGGGAAGTTTAACGCACTTAAGAAAAGAACAGGTAAAAGTACAGAAGAGTTAACGCATAGTAAAAACCCATTGACTAGAAAACGTGCAATATTTGCTCAAAATGCTGCTAAGTGGAATCATAAAGGAAGAAAGAAAAAATAACAATTACAATCTAATTATAATTAATTATGGAAAACAATAGTAACGATACACTATTTGGATTTACAGCTATAACTGATATATTCACTGAACAAGTTGGTAACACCATCTCTCAAAACGATGATATTGATGATGAAGAATTAGAGAGACTAAAACAAGAGTCTGCTAAAGCTAGACCTGCTACTCCTGGATCTAAAAATAAAAAGACAGAAGAAATAGAAGAAGAGGAAGAAGTAGAGGAAGAGGAAATCGATGAAGTTGAAGAGGAAGAAGTAGAAGAACCTAAGAAATCTAAGAAAGCCTCTAAGAAAAAGGATAAAGAAGAGACTGAAGAAGAGGAAACCGAAGAAGAAATTGAAGAAGAGACTGAAGAAGATAAAGTTGAATCTAAACAAGTATCTGCTTTATTTGATGCAATTGCTGAAGAATTAGAATGGGATTTTGATGAAGAAGAGGAAGAAGAAAAACCAAAGACTGTAGAAGAATTGGTTAAGTATTTTAAAGAAGTAATCGAAGAACAATCTACTCCAGAATATGCAAGCGAAGATGTTGCAAAATTAGATGAATTTGTTCGTAATGGGGGTAAGTTAGAAGATTATTTCTCTATTACTCCGGACATTGATGTTGACAATGTTGATATTGAAAATGAAAATGAGCAAAAGATAGTATTGAGAGAGTTACTAGCTAGAAAAGGTTACAGTGACAAACAAATTGCTAAGAAAATCGAAAGATTTGAAGATGCTGGAGTATTAGAAGATGAGGCTAGAGATGCGGTTGAGGAACTTCAAGAGATTGTTGCAAAAGAGAAAGAAGAGCTATTAGAGCAACAAAGAATCAAAAAGGAGGAAATGGTGCAGCGCCAACAAAAGTTTTTTGATGACGTTGTCGGTGAAATAAAGTCCTTGGACAATATACGTGGTATCAAAATACCAGCTAAGGA